TAAAGTTTGTGAGCGCCGGAATTACGGTTGAAACCGGAACAGTGGTGTCATCAAGCGACATGCTGCCATCCGCTGCTAATGCCTCATTGCGCTCTAAATCTTCATACCCGCCCCACAAATCAAGGAAAGATCCGGTTCCGGTCTGCGGGAATAATTGCTTTTCAAGGTCACGCACAACAAGCAAGATAGACTGTGCAAGCACCGCACAGCCGTCTACAAAGCCCCTTGCCCACGACCCAAAGATAGTCGGGTCAACGGCTGGCAACTGCACACGCAATACGGCTCTTATCTGACCTACAAGTCCTGAAAATGTTGGATATTTTAAGCTCATGATATCGCCCTTGATAAATCGGTGTTACGCCACAGCGTTACATACCGCAGCACAGTATTGTCAACCGTTGTTATATCGGTGAAGATCTGAGTTGTTCGCGGGTCTGTCTGCTTTACGATTACCAGAACAGACCTTGCAACATTATCCTCTGGCATCCACTGCAAACTTCCCTCTGCAAATGATACTGCTAAATTTCTAGTGTCTTGCGTGTTTCTTGCTTGGTCTAATATCCAAAGCAGGCCGCCTAATTCACGCTCTATTTCAAGATATATAATGTTTCCAACCCAACCACGCCGCTTCTGTGCTTCCTGTACCTGCACCGCAGGCGCACGCGCATCAGTGAAGTAGCTCGTTGCAATAGCGGTTTCAAATCCTTCGGCAGACGCAAAATCAGCGCCTTCAACTACTAAATCGTAAATGCCCTTTTCATCCGGTTTTATCAGCACGTCTTGCATATTATCCGTCCGTTTTCAGCGTGGTTGCTTTGGCTGCTGTTATGTCAAAAGAAACAGTTGAATCTATTAGCCCTGCACCTGCATGACTATGAGCGTTAAATATTGCCCAATAGCTTGCCAAAAGAGAACTCAGGTCTGACCATGTAACAAGATTGTCAGACGCTCCATTAAGTTCAATGGTTGTGCCTGTTGCAGTACACTTACCGTTGAGAGCAAATAAAACAACATCTCTTGACGCAAATAGAGTTGCATCGCGTGCAGAACCTACAAGAAAATCTCTTGGCACTGCCAAAATAGCATCGCCGTTTTCATCAAACGTGATATAGGAAGCGGTTATGTAATTCCCCAGACCAACTTGGCCCGTTGCCATGTTTTTAATCGGGCGGTTTTTCGGGTCATCTGCCGTGCCAATGCCGTTTGATTCCTGCCCCTGCTGAGATAAAAGCGATACAATGGAATCAGCAGGCGGGTTGCTCATAAGGCCATACGGCTTGAAAGATAAAACCTTTTGCGTCTTGCCAAGCGTTGTAACGGTCATAAACTGATAATCACCGGAATCATCAACCGATAGAAGCTTGGCAATTTTAAACAAGTTTTTTATAAGTGTAATCGGGTTCATGGTCTGACGCTCTGCTCTTGCAATTTCGGCACTTCATTCTCAAGTGATGGGGCTGTGGTTGATTTCCGCTTGGTTGCCGCTGTCGGTTCCGCTATGACCTGATAAGCATCGGACTGCACGCACACCATGCGGGTTTTGCTTCCAAGCCGCACATCTTCTGACCATTCAACTGATTTAATCAGATGTTCGCCCTTTACGCCTGCAATCTCATCATCAATCGGCACAAACTGCCCAAAATCCCACACTGTACCGTCCGGTGGGGCATGCTCTGCCACTGTAACGGTGTATGGCTGACCCATTGCCCTTCTAATGTTTGCTTCCTCTGAGGCGCGTTCTAAGCATTCTGCGGCGGTCATTGATTCTTCTGCCTGTATTTCAAGGTAGCGAGTGCCGCGAATCTGTCCGTCTTCAGCTTCAGCGTTTCTATCGGTGCCTTCTCCGTCCGCATCTGCAAACGGGTCAAATCCGAAATTGTCCTGAGATCGGCAGAGTATTTTCCTGAATCTGTTCTGCTGTGAGCGAGTAACAGAGTAGCTGAGTACGTTGTTAGTTGAACCGCCCACCCTGTTAATCAGTGAACCGGATGCCTTGTTTGCTGTGTCTGGTCTGAAAATCAACAGGTTTCCGCTGCCGTCCGGTACTAAATACACTTGGCGCTTGCGTGCGAATCCAACAAGATATGCCATGCACGTTTCGCTGCTTGGCGCTGCTTCAAGTTCATCCTCTGTAAAGTCAAGCAAGCCCAAAACCTGCTCAATTACTTTGATTTTTGGCGGTGTTGGCAGTGAGTTAATGACCCGTTCGCACAATTTCTTTAACGATATTGGCCCTTCAGTTACTTTTGCACTGTCTGGAACAGAGCTATCAATCAAATCCTGTATGTTGTCACGACCGGACATGATGAGGGCATGAGAATTCTTGTCTTGACTATCGCTCATTTCATCAATGAAACCGAAAACCTTGCGTATGCAATCAATAACTATTTCTATAAAATCGCCCACCTTCATGGGGAAATCTTGAATCGGTGAAGAAACGGAACTTGTAAAACGGAACACGCCACAATTCGTATCAATGGAACGCTGCGCAGACGCAGTTTCCCAAAGCGTGAAAGGTACTCCGTTTACTCTGATTTCAAAGCTCATGCCTGTAATACCGTTGTTGTGCCGATCAATTTATCTGCTGGCAGTGTCGGGTTTAACTCCCTGATTTCAATTGCCTTTGTGGTTGCATCTTCTGCCGTGGTGAAATCTTCAGCGTATAGCGTGTATGCTTCTACAAAGGAACTTATTGCAACGTTGTTCTTTACCGTTGTCAGGCTGAAAGCTGACTGCTCTTTTTGGTCAAGCACCTGCAACGCTGACAGCCGTGTTTCCTCTACTGCTGCACGAACTTCAGGCTGTGATTGAATAAGAGTCTTGTCAGATGTATCAACCCGCATTAAACGCTGATGCGCTGTCTCCAGGTTAAGCCGTGTTTCCTCAATCTCTGCATCAGTGCCATACGTTGCATCTGCTGCCTGCTCATATGAGGATATAAGGGCCGCAACCCTACAAGCATTGACGGTTGACAGCCTGTTTTGATTCCGCTTAATCCTTGTTGCTGTTGTTGCGTCCCATAGCGGTATTTCATCACTGCTTGATGTGCCTGTATCGGGCGTGCTGGCGTTTCTGATATCCGATAGGCTCAAGCTTAATTGGGATCCGAAACTTGTCAGTTCAAGCAACTGAGATATTCCCGCACCACCTGAAAGCCCAACACTGACAGCCTGCCACAAGTCAATGATCGCGCTTGCCATATCGCCGCTATCCCGGACAATTGACGGCGTGTTTTGGTCAATCAAATCAACCAGCGTATTAATCTGTCCGGCGTTATTAACCTCTGCCGTGATTTCCTGTACTGCGGCGGTCATTTCTTGCAAGTCAAATTCAGCGGATATAACGTTTGACGTTTCTGATGGAAACTGCCAGTGAGCATCAATTGCGGCCTGTACTTCCTGCCGTGACTTATCGCCTTGTGCATATACTGTGCTTGGCAGTGGCCTAGCTGTTACCGGCCCCGATCTTGCCCTCCCTGCTACAAATGAAAGTTCAAAGCTGATTTCACCGACAGATGTCTGAGAAGCGTTCTTTTTATAGGGCATTGCGAACAGGGATCTACTGCCAAAAGTCGGCATGGAAAGATTGCCCTTGCCCTTTTCACGCAATGCACGCTCAAGCTGTGCCGCCCTATCGATGAAGTCCGGGCCGGTAACAAATGCCGTGATGCTGAATTTTGGCGGCAATTCGCCCTGGTCTTCAACAAATCTGGTATCTGAGTTCGGATAATCATGGAGTACAATGCGCCGCCCGCCCTCTGCCAAGACTTCATTCTTGACAAGAAACGTGATGCCTTTCCATGATGCCGGTAGAAGTCCGGTTAATCTGCTCATTAGAACGACCTCGTAGTACCGGCGATATTAGAACCGGCGTTCAGGCTTATCACTGAGCTTTTAACCTTCGCGCCTTCTGATGCCGTTACATCTATCATGCCGGTAAGCTCAATTTTATCTTTTTGGTTGCGGCCCCTCATTTTGTCCTCTGATGCCTGCATACCGGCTTCATTCAGTGGATCACCGCCAAGAAGTGAAGAACCCCAGCCTGCAAGGTCTTTCAGCATGCCCGGTGCTGTTAATGCCTGCCAGTTTTCCTCTATTGCCCCAATTGCGGCTGCTATTGCAAAGTATGCTGCTGCGACTGCCAGAATCGGTGCGACCGCAATTCCCATGGCAACAAATGCGGCAAATCCCGCTGTTGCAGTTATGGCAAGGATTGCAGAA